GCACGTCCAGGTATGCTCTTAGCACATACCCAAACGCCCTCTACAAACTCACCAAAACCATCTTGAAGATCACGTAAGTATTCTTTTCTTACGTAAACCTTAGTCGAAGGAAGGTTTGTTAGTAATGTACTCATTTTTTTTATGCAGTTGATTTTGAATTGGGAAATGAATCTGCCCAAGAGGTAATTATGTACTTTGTACCACCAATTGGAGGATTTCCTCGATGGGTATGAGACCAAAATGGGGGAAAAATCACAAATTTACCTGCTTGAGGTTTGACTCTTACATTTTGGTATAAGAATTCTGTTTCTCCACCTTCAAAATCATCATTTAGGTATAACAATGTAACTAATTGTCGATAGGGGGTTGAAAAAGTATTATCGGAGTGCCATGCATGGAAACCTTCACATGGTTTAGTTCGTTGTATTTTACCAAATTTATGTTCAAAACTTCTAGTTTTTAATATTTCATACCTTTCCATATAATTTTTTAAAGCAATACCCGAAAGTTCATGCCATTTATAGTATATTGACTGCGTTACCATCATTGTTGCTTCATCTACACCCAATTCCGAACCCATAGAAAGAGTTTCATTCAAAAACATTTGAGTGTCTTTAGTACTTATTGTATCTCTTGGGATCCCAATTGGGTATATAAAACCTTCTGATTGAACTAATACTTCAAAATAATTAATTATTTCATTTGTATTGATATCACTTGGATCAAATAAAAATTCAGAGATCATATTGTCATGATGAATATGATCTATTAAACGAGGGGAGGGCATTATTACTTACCTTGCCCTCTACTTCTTTTTTTCGCCCCATTACGGGACGTAGAAGAATATTTTGTATGTTTTCCTTGTCCTTGACGAGACTTTTTCGGCACTGCTTCTACAAATACATTACCGTTGATACCAGTTCGAGTTGCCATAGTTAAATTGCTTTAATTTCAGTTCTTAAATCGTTTGGGTTATGAGAACCATTGTCATAAAATTCATATGCAAGGTCCTCCATAGTGTTAAAGTATTCATCTTGGGTGAGATCTTCATAAAGAAGTTTATCACCCTCAAAGATACTATATAACTCTTTGTTTTTCATGTCCTACACGGATACGAGGATCGCACCATATTTCAAATCCTGCTTCTTTTGCATCTAAGCAGAACGAAACGTCTTCACCGCACATGTCTTGTACTTCACCTGATTCAAAGACCTGCATCTTTGGAGCAAACCAAGGATACTTAAGTTCTTCATGTTCAAATACGCCATGCTTGATGAGTGTCCATCCAAAACCAGTATAATCAACTGTGAACGGTTTCTTTCTTTTCGAGATGCTTTCGATAGTTTCGTGGTTCATTACACCACCATTCGAGCGAAAATCATCTTCTTCCATCCAGTGTGCAACCGAGGTGGTTTTGCCATCTTCTGTACAATACCAACCAGCAGCAATGTCCTGATCCATAAGAACCAACTGCCAGAACTTCTCTGTGTTGAATACGATATCGCTATCGATCCAAAGTTGATAATCATACTTTAACTGACCGTCCCAAGGTAACTGATCTGGTCCACGCAAAACGTTTGCACCTAAGCACTTACAACGTGCAAAGTTGACCATTGATGAGTAATCCTGTGAGATTTGGATACTTGCTCCATTCTGTACCAGATCAAAACATAGTTGCACAAAACTCTTTAAAAATGCATATGATACTCCTCGACCAGGCAAACAGAATACCACTGTTTTACCTTTAATTAACTCCTTTGCCTTATCAAAATCCCACTCAGGTTCCTTTTTGACTACAGGAGATTTCGCTTTAACTGTAAATCCTTTTCCCATAATGTTATGTAATTACCTACTAATTATATCGGATTAAACGATTAAAGTCAAGTAATCACGTTTAATCTTTCTTCATCACCACAAGGTAATTCTGGGAAGGTATTAAAAGATAAACTCACTCTATTTTTATCTGTAGTATTCACTGCAACACTATGAGGCATCATTGAAGAGAAGACTAATAATGTACCAGGTATTGATGCTAGACTACAACTACTACAAGTATATGGATTGTATGGTACATCAGACATTTCTTCTTCAGTCTGATAATCTCTTACAGTTGGATTATAAGCAAAGTTCTTTAGATATGAATGTATTGTTAAAGGTGAACCAGATCCTTGTTCTGAAGCGATATAGAATACTCCACTTAAGTAACTGTTACTATGCCAATGTGATGGATGTTCTTGACCAGGTACATTTAAATTAACCCATGATTGTTGTAGTCCAATCTTAGCATCAGTATCACATATATTTGCAGCATAGTTATGAACTGAATCTAAACAAAATTGTCTTAAATCTTTAAGTGGTTCATGTTTTAGTACCCACTTATCAGTTGACTTATAGTTAGAATCGCCTTGAGGTGGCTTTCTATATTCTAACGTATCACAATAGTCTATGATTGGTTCTAAAGGTTTATCGTAAGTATATGCAACAACTGGTGCTATTGCAAAACTTTGAATTAAATTTCCTGTTAACTTCATATTAAGTATAATTTAAAGATAATAATACACGGTAAGTTTGATCAGTACATGTTGAACTTGAATGTGGTCTAGATCCGTCATGTATTACTAATCTATTTTCTACACTCATCACTCTATCTTCAGTTTTAAAAGGTTCCATTGAGTTTTCCCAAAATGGATTGTAGTTATACAATCTCAGTTCGCCATTAGGATCTTCATCTATCTTAGGTTCTGGCATCCAATCAGCATCAGCAAATTGAGTGAATCCATTATTCGTATTCAAATAGATCAAAGCTGCCTTATGAGAGTACATGAAGTCTGTATGTGGTTGATGTATAATCTGCTTACCATGATTTAAATACATCAATACCCTAACACGGATTAAAGATCTAACATCCAATTCCTTGTAAAGGTGCATTAAATCCTCATGTAATGGACTTCGTATTGCATAATCATTAAAGATTTCGTGCATTAAGTAACAGTTATACTTTGAGTCTTCATCTTGATGTTCATTATCTTGCGTATAGGCAACCGAATCAGAAAAATCCCAAGGGAATCCTCTAGGTGCTAAAACCTTATCTTTTATATGTTTCAGATAATCACTTGGCATAAAGTTATCAGTAACCTTATACTTACTAGTATGTGTTGTCATTTTAGAAATAATTAATTGCGATCAATATACGAGTTTTTGCGTCGGTACAAGTCGAGCTACAGTGCGGACGAGCACCATCATGTATAGTACATTTATTCTTTACACTCATTGATTTATTTTGATCTCTGAAGATATCCTCATTGGTATCAGTTACAAACTCTAAACTATCTAATGTTTGCGATGCCTTAATGTTTACACCTTCATCTGCCATGAGTGTATAACCATTATTCGTATTCATATACAGTAATGCTGCTTTATGAGAAAAATAAAAATCAGTATGAGGACTATGTACGATCTGACGACCTTGATTCGTGTACATTATAATCCGTGTTCTTATTAATGCCTTCACACCTAATGCTTCGTATACACCCTCCAACTCATTATGCATGAAACTTTGTGGGTTATTATCTCCGTAAACTGGATGAACAAAGTAATATGCATCATCGTTGAGGTCACCCTTATATGCTACCTGTCCTTGAAATAACCATGTAAACTGACTATTACCCTCAGTGATTCTATCATATAGATGTTGAAAGTATTTCTGATCTAAGAAATTTTCAATCTCTTCATACATCATTTAATAACTTGCATCCTGTAGTAGATCTTTTTGATCCTCTGTGTATTCAATCTCTTCATAACTTATCTCATCACTATAGTATGACTTGTATATCCTATCCCATATGATTTTAAACTCATAATCATCCAAGTCTTTAAATAAAACTTCTCCTCTCAAGTATATGTGATAGGTGCTACTCATCATGCTTCCTCAATAAAAATTAAACTCTTATCTGTCTTGAATTTGAGTTCAGTATCTTCAAACCATCCTTGATCATTTACGATCCATTCAGGTATTCTAACAAAATATTCACCAGTTACTGTATCAACTTCTATAGTGTATGTTTCTTCTGCGGAATTTTTTTGCATACCAACGATTCTGTCTTTGACATTATATATCAATTGAGAATGTTTTGCAAGTACCTTTTATACGACTCTACTGATGAACCCTATGGGGCGTTTTTATATGGGGAAAAAAATTTGAAGTCTCATGGAATATTGTTCTCGCTCTCGTAACACTTTGTAGGTTAGGGTAGTTAGTGGTTTTTAAACGGGGGGGCGGGGGCGGCGAACCCCTGCTGTACCACGAACGAATGCCCTGCCCCTAACGCACATCACCCAACGCTGTCGCCTTAGTGTTAGAGGTGATGCCGTTCTTATCAGCACAGCGAACCCTGCTGCTGCCTCCCTTAATCTGATTCACCCACTTATTAGTCTTTGCTCCGTGTGCTGTTCTGAGTCGTGTAACCTTCCATACTCTTCCGTTTACCTTAACTTCAGTTGTAGGATAAGAACTCATAACGAATGTTTGTGTGTATGTTAATATTATAAGGGGTGATCACCAACGAATGGGGTCACCCTGTGCCAGTTCTCAAACTGTACCAAGCAAACCCAACTCTTCCACTCTACGTGTTAGATTCTCTTCGGTGAGTATCTGAACATTATCTCTCTCCTTAGAAGTCCATTTGAACGAACCCACTACATCTCTACTCATGTTAGTGGTTAAGGTTTGCTCAATGTATGCCCGTGTTTGAATTGCAAATACAAAATCATCAGGGCGAACACCTAACCCGAATACCACATCATAATCAATATTCTTCTTCAATCCATTCCATTGAAACTTTTTGTTACTATCCTCCGTGGCGGTTTTAACTTCTATCTTTAGGGTGTTCACTGTGTTACCCTCTGTATCATATACCTCTATGATCACATCATAATCGCCCTTCTCTGCTCCTACTACGTTCACATCTACCACCCAATCAGTAGGGTAGTTTTTTGTGAATACGTGCTTTAGAGTATCAGCAACAATGCCTTCGCCTCCATCACCCTTGGGAGTGTTATCGGATTGCTTCCAAATATAATTCCTCTTAGGTGTGCCATCTGCATTAAACCACGAACCCTGAACACGCTGTTGAAGTGATTGGGTTGCAGATTCGGTGATTGTAGAAAAACTCATTTGAATGGTTGTTTGTGTATATGATAATTATAAACCCCCACTCAGTAGAATGGGGGTTATGTGTGACAGTTTATCTACTGTCCATTAGTGTAAGAACCCATTAGGCATTTACCGTAATATACTTCAGCAAACCCGTATTCTTCGGATAACCCAAGGCACAAACCCCAACACTCATCTAAAGTCTTTTTGATTGTATTCTCAAAGGGAGCAGATGGGCATACCACTGTGTATGGGAAAGATGGATTGAAAGCGGTTTGATTAAAATTGTTCATATACTTATTATAGTCATAGGAAAGGGGGAATGGTGTCCCCCTTGTGCCACTTTACCAACTGGCACTCTCAAACATCTTACGGGCAGTTCTTTCTATATGCTGAACTGTGCCTACTGATATTGAGCATAACTCTTCCATCATAT